GCAAAGAACTGCGGGCACGCGACGACGAGAGGATCCGATGCGTCGAGCACGGCACCGACCGGGATGGCCCCGGCCTTCGTGGCGATGCCCGTAAGGGCGCGAACTTGAGCCATGACGTGGGCCTCCGTAGGTCGAGGAAAGGTGGTGGTGTGGGGCGGCCCAGGAGCGAGCCGCCCCACACCAACCTCAGGGCTGGATCAGGCCGCGGTGGGGTTGTCCAGCATCGAGAAGGCGGCGATGTTCACGCAGTCGCCACCGACCCGCCAGTAGGCGAAGAGCGCCCGCTGGCCGGTGAGCTTGCCGTTGCCGTCCACGCGGTGCGGGACGACCTCGACCGACATGCCGATGCGGTCGGCGATGACGTAGTTGCGGAAGTCGCCGAGGATGGCGATGTAGTTGTTGGCCGTGGCGGCCACGTCCCACACACCGTCCATGGCGGACGCCTCGTGCACCGGGTAGCCGAGCAGCTGCGCCGGCAGGCCGGCGCCGATGCGCTCCCACAGGGCCGCGCCGCCGTTGGTGTCGAACTGGCGGACCTTGTTGTAGATCGACTTGTTGGCGACCCACGAGGCGTTCGGACGGAACCGCGGTCCGAGGGCCTCCTCCATGGCGAACAGGTCGACACCGGCGAACACGCCTTCGGACCCGGCCACGTTGATCTCCGAGGCCGTACCGGCGAGGGCGGTCACGATGCCCTTGGGCTCGTTGGATCCGGACCCGGCACCGACGGCGAACTTGGTCGCCTCCAGCGTGTCCTTCGCGTCGTTGAGCAGCATGAGCATGTCCGACTGGAAGCCGGGGTAGTCCATGCCGATCTCGAGCGAGTAGTCGATGACGGCGGTCGCACGCTCCGCCTTGATCGACGGCTGCGCCAGGGTGGGCGAGTTCTCGGTGATGGCCGCGGCCTCAGCGGAGAACGCAGCGGTCACACCGGCAGTGGAGACGCCGTTCCAGGTGTCCGTGGTGATCGGCACGACCCGGGCGATCTGACGGAACGGGTTGGACGAGCCATCCGAGGTCAGGATCAGGGTCGGGTCGAGGGTGAACGGGACGGCGTACCCACCGGCGTTGTCGGTGAGCGAGGCAGCGCGGGCCTCAGCGGCGTACTCGGCCGGGGTGAGGTTGCGGCCGAGCGGGTCGGCGAGCCGCTTGCCGAAGGCGGAGCGGTAGTCGTCGGAGCCGGTGGCGGCGATGCGCAGGGCCACGGTGTGATCGAGGCCACGGACGAGCTCCTCAGCCCGCTCACGGTGGGCGTCCTTCAGGCCGGGGACGGCTTCGATGGCGCGGAGGCCGCGGTCACGAAGCTCACCGGGGGTGGCGTCGAAACGGAGGTCGGACAGGTCGAAGGGATCGGACCGGACGATCGAACCGGGGGCGGTGAACTTGGCACCGTCTCCGGACACGACAGCGGCCGGGTCCTTGGCCTGGCGCTCGAGGGTCGCGTGACGGTCCTCGATGGCCTTGAGCGCAGCGCGCTTCTCGTCACGCAGTGCGACGCCGGCTTCGAAGTCGGCGGTCTGCTCGGGGGTGAGGGCGCCGTCGCCGGCGCGCTCGTGGATGGTGGTGAGGCAGGCATCGAGGTAGGCGATGTCCGCAGCGAGGGATTCGCGAGTTTCCATGATGGAGGTCCTTTCAGGACGAGTGCAGAGCGAGCACGCGGGCGCGTGCTTCGCGGGTGAGGCCGGAGTGCTGCGGTGCGGCTCCTGCGGGGTCGGCGGCTCCGTCGTCGGAAGTGCCCGTGGGGGCGGCTTCACTGGTGGGAGTGCCGAGAACGAGCGCACGGGCGAGGTCGCCGAGTGCGGTGGGGTCGGAGAGGATCGCTGCGATCTCGCGCGACCGGACTCCGACGGTGGTCGTGTCGTAGGCGGGGAACACCACGGGGCCGACCTCGTACAGCTTCACTTCCTGCACGGTCCGGACCGGCATGTCACCGGACTCGTCGAACGTTTCCTTGACGACGGAGAACCGGAACGACATGCCGTCGATCGACCCGGATGCGATGGCATCGCGGACCGGTTGGGTCAGCCAGTTGTCGTGCAGCCGTGCCTTGACGTAGAGGCCGTGGTCGTCCTCTCGGAGCACTTCGGCGGCACCGATCGGGATGGACCCAACAAGAGGGTGGTGGCCGTGGTCGAACTGGATGACCGGGGTTCGTTCTTGCAACGTCTTCGCGAAGGCGCCACGGGCGATGACCTCGTCGAACTGGCCTTCCCATGAGTCGATGCGGGTGGGCGTGTCGAACACCGCTCCGTATCCCTCAAGGGTGAGGCCGTCGCCGTCCGATGTGGCGCGCTCCAACTGGAACGGGACAGAGCGCGTGAGGTTGTCGCGTTGGAGCTCCATCGCGTTGTCTCCCTGTGGTTGGGGGTGCCGCTACGGGGCGGCAGGGTCGGCGGCGGGTTGATCGCTGCCCGGGGGTTGCAGTTGCACGGAGTAGAGGCCCGTGTGCTGCATGAGGGTCAGGTCGTCAGCGGCAACCGCTGCGAGCACTGACGCAGGTTCGAACCCGGCACGGACACCGGATTCGATGGTGAGCATCTTCCGAGACTGGATCTCGGCGGCGTCCATCTGGTCTTCCTGAAGGAACGAGATCCCGTCGGCGTCGTACCAGAGCCGCTTGTTCGATGGGGTGGGGAAGATCGACTGCAAGCATCCGGCCACGTCGCCCCACTGGGGTCGGGCCCAGTGATCAGCGAACGCACGGCGGGCCTGCCCGTAGTTCGAGTACGTCGCAGCCTGCAAGCCTTCCTTGAGGCCGACGATGATCGGCGGGACCCCGCCGGCCGCAGCGATCCGGGTTTCGCCCGCGCCTTGGGTGACGGCGAAGTCGAGCTGCTTCATGTCGGCGCCGATGACCTCGGTGGTTGCACCGCCCATGAGCCACAGCGTCTTGTACGCGTTGGCGGCACCCTTGTGGTTGTCGTCCATCGTGGCGACGGCTTCGAGAAACTTGGCTTTCTCGGTGATCGGCATGGTCACAGCGAGGTTCGGGGTTGCGGCGTTGTCGAAGAACTTGCCCTTGTGGATCGTGGCAGCAGTGTCTGCTTGGATCTCGCGGACGACCGGGGTCAGCCATGACATGCCACGGAACCGGGCGGTCGGGTCGGGGACGGGGGCGAAGTGGGCGACGTCTTCGGGGAACAGGATGATCGGTTCGGACTGCCCTCGCCCTTGCGGGTGGTAGAGGTATCCGCCGACAGTGGCGTCGATGTCGAACGGGTCCTTGGACGGGGAAGCGATGACGATGTCGACCCAGTCGGGGCGGAGCCGGCGCAGCTCTGTGCGGCGTGCGTTGCGGTCGAGGATGAGCCGGCGGGCGGTGAACGAGTTTCCGCCGAGCGACACGTCCTGTTCCATGTGGGCGAGCAGCGTGCGGGTGGTGGCGTTGCGCCACGGGACCGACAGCAGGTCGAGACCTTCGGTGCCGTTCAGTTCACCGGGGCGTCCGTTGGGCATGTCCTGCCACTGGAACCGGACCTCGGAGAACAGGCGCATCCGGGCGGAGATCACAGCGAACACGACGCCGTTGGCCTTGTACCCGGACTGGACGTAGCCCTCGAACGAGTTGGGTGGCGGTTCGGTGTCCTGTTTGCCCCAGGTGGTGAGCGGCTGCGTCATGCCGAACCCGCCGTTTGCGGCCTGCACCATCCAGTCGTCGAACGAGAACCGAAGACCGGACGCTGTCTGCGGGCGCACCCGGTCGATGCGCCTCACGCTTCACCGTCGCCGATGTCCTCGAGCAGCCAGCCCGCGGCACCACAGCAGATGCCAGCGACGATCACACCGGCAGGCGTGTAGACCATCCCGACCCCAGCAGTGAGCAGAACAGCGGCCAGCAGGTACAGGGCCTTCACGTCCAGACCGCCGTGAACTCGGCTTCGGGTTCGGTGTTGAGGGCGTGCCAGCAGGCACGGTCAAACGCAACGACGGCACCGATGGCGATGTCGATCTTGCGGGGCGAGTCGAGAGATTCTTTCGTGATCACGTCGCCTCCCGGCTTGCGTTTGGTCACCGCGTTGCGCAGGTGCCGCGCCAGGCGCGGGTCGTTGTCGTGGGTGAGCGGCATGACCGCTTCGTCTTCGTCGCCGCCCGCGACCGCCGAGTAGAAACGGGTGCAAGCGGGGACCATGCGGGCGTGCTGGTTCGTGGGGAACTCGACGACCACTTCGCCGTAGAGGGCTTCCCACGACTCGATCTCATCGGCCCAACCGGGCGGGTCGGGTGCGAGCTCGACGACATCCCAGCGTTTCATGGCCTCGTCCATCGCCTGCTTGACGTCGGTGCGTGGAACCTTCCAGCGGGGGCCGGCGTCGTCAGGGCGTTCCCATGCGTCGACCACGAACACGTAGCCGTCGAGGGTGCAGCCGACGATCGCGGTCGTGTCCCGGTTGTACGACCCGTCGAAGGCGAGGACGACTTGTGCGCCCTTGGCGGGCCACAGCTTGTTGTCCGGATGCGGGATGTGCGGCTTCCCGGTGCGGGCTTCCCACGCGCCCTCGGGCAGCCAGTGCCCGCCACCTCGGGCGAACGCACCGAGCCAGTAGCGGCGCACTTCGTGGACCGGGTAGCCCTTGCGGATGATCGTGTCGGCCCGGTCTTCGATCGACACCCACTCAACCGGGGTCGCAGCGTCAAGCGCCGAGATCAACAGGCCACGGTCGACTGCGCCGTCGTCGTCGAGCAGCGGCCGTTTCGGGTCGGTGCCGTAGTGCAGGTAGTAGAAGCTGGGGTCGACCGTTTCGCCTGTGGCGATCTTGTGCCCCTCGGCGGCGAGTTTGCCGAGCAGCGAATCCGGGTCCGCGTCATCGGGGGTGGTGATGTTGAGCTCGAGCCCGTTGGCTCGCTTCTCCAACCCTTGGAACAACACCAGGTGGACACGGGCCTTGTTGCCAGTCCACTCGTGGATCTCATCGGCGGCACCCGCGGTGGGTAGACCGCCGTCGTTCGTACCGGCCACTGCGGCGACCCGGTACAGCTTGCCGGCCCCGTCCTTCAGTTGGATCTCGGCGTCGAAGCACTCGACGTCATCGGCGAGCGGTGCGGGCGAGTCGGCGGTGCCTTTCGCCATGTTCGTCGCAGCGTCACCGAACAGCTTGTTGGCCTGGTCCCACGACCCGGCTGCGACAGGGATGTTCGGTGAGCGGCGCATCACCGGACCGTCCGGTGTCGGCAGGCTGGGGCCGGCGAGCAGGAACAGCATGACGGCGGCGATGAACTCGGTCTTCGCCGACCCCTTCGGGCAGACGATCAGCACCCGCTTCACCACGTACACGAACGCGGCGAGATCGCCGACCATCACCGACCGGTTCGGGTCGTACTCGAAGATCCTGTAGGCAGCCCGCTTGCCCCACGCCGGCACCCGGTACGGCGACCCGAGCAGGTCACCTTCACCGTGCACCAAGTTCGTTTCGGCCCACGCCACGAACACGGCGCCGAGCGACGGTGGCAGCGTCCCGTCAGGAAGAACCGACTGCGGTGTCTCCAGGTAGGGAGCGGGGATCGTCCGCCGTGGCGCTTCGACCATGGTCATTCAGCGCCTCCGACATCTGACGGTTTCGAGCCTCAAGCCCCTGCCGCTTCTGGAAGTCCACGCCGAGCTTCAGCATCGACTGCGGCGACAACCCGAACCGATCCTCGAGAGCTTCCACCCGGCCCTCGATCTGGAGCGCAGCCCCCTCCGCCTTCTCTGCCCGTTCGTACAACGGGTTCGCCTTCACCTGACCAGTCGACCCGGCCGTGAAATGCTCA